TACTTTAGATTAATAATTCCAGGATGCCATGCATCAGTAAAAAGAAAGTGATCACCAGAGTTAACTCTACCATCGCAAAACAATCTCCCCATCTGTTCGACTTGGCGGGCTTTGTATATGTTAGTACCGCCGAAATTAAGAAAAGCGCCAGGAGTAGTAGCACTTGGTATATCTTTTGGTCCGCTAATAATGTGTACATCATGTCCTTTTCCTTTTAATAACGCAGGAATGTGTTTCTTCCACTCTCCTGTATATCGAGTTTCAACTGCCTCTAGATCAACTAAAAAAATCATATAGTCACCATTTGAATAGGCCTTGTTTGATTGTAACGAATAAAGCTGCCGTTTTCGTTATCTTCACTAACTTCAATCCAAACATCACGACCTGGATATTTTGCTTCAATCTGTGCGTATAGTGTATCAGATATCATTTCGCAACTGCTATTATTTAGGTCAAGAATACCGTCTGCATATAAACTTTCACACCAACGTTTAAACTGGATAAATTCAATATCCCTGTCGTCGTGAAATACTTGTATAGTTACTTTGAAGTGAAATATGTGACGGTGTGGATACCCTAAAAAACTAACGTCTGCTAGATTAGGATCTTCTAATGCTGCTGGATATTTATGGATACCTTCCTTTTGAAAGGTTACCCAAATCATTTTTTTAGCAGCCTGCACTATTTGTTCTGATTTATTCACGATACTTCAATCCTTCGATAGTAACAATCTTAGCAAGCTCTTGGCCAAGATCTTTTTCATCTGTAATGATATATAATCTGCTATTGCTGTTATCTTTTTTTCTGCTGTAGAAATAACTTTCTACTATAGTTCCGCCTTCTGCACGCAAGATACGTAAATTGAAACCTTGTGTTTCAAAAGTATTAGGATGATAACCAGAAGATACTTCAACTAACGTATCATCGTAATCGTCTTTGTTTAACCAATTGTTAACCCAACGTCTTAAGAATTTCATTTTATGATAGTATCCTTTCCATATTGATCCCAATTGGTAAACTTATTCTCATCTAAAAGAGTATTTAGGCGATGACACCAAACACCAGGATTTGTTGCCGCAAAGTCTATATCGTCAATCTTTATTGTAGCATTATATCCAAGTTGTGTCAAGTATGGAATCTTTACACTAATCTGCGGAATAAAACGTCTATGCCCAATAACAGGCATTTCAAGTACACCTTGTACTACACTAACATCAAAGTCTAAGGTACACCAAAGATCTGCATCTAAACATTGATCAATCATACGTTCCCAAGGGCGCCACGCATCTGCATCGTCTGTTTGAAGTGTAGGAAAACTTTGATTAGCACCAAAGTAGATATGTGTACATTCTTTTTCTGCAGCCATTTTAATAATGTCAACCGAATTTTGCACACCTACTACAAATAGTGTTTTCATACCGTATGCTGGTGTGTGTTCGATCTCAACACCTGTAAAGAATGTTATACCTATTGCTTCGCCTGTGTCGTAATCACGCTTCATTATTTGCCTTTAGTTGTTGTATTTCTTCTATTACACTATTTTTTTCCTGTTTGATTTTTGAAAGACCAGCATCATCTAAAAAATGGCTGTATTTACTAGCAATCTTTTTATCGATATCACTTAATACTCGCTCAAGATATTCTAATCTTTCATTTGACATTATCTGTTCCCTTGCATTGTTAGATCTCTACATTTTTGTTTTACTTCTTGAGGATAATCAGGACTAATTTCAGCAAGTCTACAATCATATTTTACAATAGCATGTCTCGGTTGAAAAAATACAGAAGCAAGTGATGCTATTACTATAATCGCTAATAATACAAATTTAGTTTCATCCGAAATCTTCATTAGCCACCAATTAGTTCTTGTTCAAGATTTTTTAATTCGTCATCATCTGGATTAGCAAAGTCAATCTCATCTTGACGGATTTCTTCAACTTCAAACAAATTACCAAATGTGTTTTGTGCAGGACCACCTTGTAATCGTGAACCTTCTAGTGTTTTTAAGAAACCGCCAGCATCACTGATGAGTTGGAACGCTTCGTCTTTAGTTTTAGTATTAAACAATTCTTCAACAAATGTAGAAAAGTATAAGATTCTGTTAGGAACCCAATCACTAAATTCAATTTCTTTTTTGCCTTCGATTGATTTATGACGCCAGTCTGGAGTAAATCTAGCACATTCAATATCCATTAACTGTTGAGCACGTTGCACTGCTACAATGTGACATTCAACATTATGCCCCATCATTAAAGCATACGCAAAACTATCCCAACTTGTTTTATTAGGAATCTTACCTAATTTGTTAAGTTTAGGAACTTGATGATAATGTTCAGGGTTAAGATGATCAAATTTAGTACCATTAAGTTCAGCATCAGTTTTCCTAACACCGTAATCATAATACGCAATATCGCCCATTGTTAATCGACTGGCCATTTCACTAGCAAACGGAAATGGAATGTCTGAGTTAGCAAGTGCTTTATTATCTGGAGCTTTGTCCATGATCACTGACCAACGCTTATTAGTGTGAACAGCATTGGTATAAACAAGTCCGTGAGCAGTAGCAATAAACGGGCTTGCACAGTCAAAGCTGATTGTAATCTCTGGATTGATATGTTTACGGATCTGACGTTGAATCTGTGTTAAGTAACATGACCAATCTAATTGTGCTGTACCCAAGAAGTGCATCCAGTTCTTGCCTTCTAATAAACCGTCTTCACGCATGGTCATTAAGCGTTTAAGAGTGATGTCCATCTTACACATGTTAGCACCACCCATAGCCCAACCTTCTGCTTCTTTACCAGCATACTTGCCTTTAGGATCGCTAAACTCTTTAACACCATCATACCAACGTTCTGCTGTATCCCAGTCTGAACCTTGTAGAACGTTTAACCATTTAGTTTGTCCTAATCGATTATTCAAGAAATAATCATTGTTAAAGCGAGTCTTGTCTAGGCAGTCTTCAAATGTTTTTAAACCAGTCTTTGGACTGTGAATGTGATCACACGCCCATGTCGGAACGTCTAACATCATAGACCAATCAGCAGTTACTTCTAACCATTCGAGAATCTTTTGACGAGTCTTTGTAGCTTCTGGCCCTTCAAAATTTAACCAGTCAAATTTAAGAACACCTTTACCAATTTGATATCCACCAGAATCGCCAACGATAGTTGTAGCACCACGATCACGTTGTTGAATCATTGATTCTTGTGTTTGTGCTTTAACAACGTCAAGTTGTGCGTGACCTGCTGAATACAAACCGTATTTGTAAGTAAAGTACCCTTGCTCTGGATTTAAAAAGTTCATACCTTCAATACCACGATCAAATCCGTCTGGAATACGATCAGTTGGTACAAACTCTTCTAATCGCTGTTTAGCGACATAGGTACTATAAAAAGAACTAATCGCAGGGAGGTAAACTGCGTAGTCTTTTTGTAGTGGTGTTAAATTGACTGGTGCTTTCATATTAGGCTGCCTGTGCTGGAATGATGTATTTGTAAGTTGCTAGTCCGCTATCTAATGTAATTTGAATAGCGCCTTCATTTGACAATGACATTTTAGTGTTATTCACATCTGCAATTTTTAAGATGCTTAAAATTGGTAGTACTGGCCAAGTCCAACCACGATCTAATTTACCTTCAATATTTTGTGCAAAAATAAATTCACCACCGTGTGTTGAAGCATCGCCAAAAATAAACTTTAAGTTGCCACCATCTGTTTTTGCTAAGAATGTTGGGTGTTCATTGTTAGCACCTGCTTGGAAATTGAAACGTTGTACTGCCGCCATGCTTGGAGTAATTTCAACATCCCACTTAACACCGCGAAACTTTACGGTTTTCATCTTTTCGTTAATGATTTCTGTTGACATGAAACGATAATCGTTTTTAAAGTCGCCGTCTTTGTTTTCAAAATGGATACCTACAGGTACTGTTTCACCATTACGTTCTGCATTAGTGATAGTAATTTTTGCGTTTTCTTTATATTCGCTGCCATCTAACAGATATTTTAATTTCTGTAGTTGTGGCATACCAAATGTGCCAATCATTTCTGCATATGGATTAGCAGTCTCTGCTTCCATGATAACTGAACGGTCATCCGCCATTGAGTTGATTATTGTGCCTTCTGCTGTGCCTGATACTTTAACTGTAGTTAAAAACCCTAAGTTTTGTGTATGACTAACGATATCTGATAAAATGTCTTTCATTTGAATTGCCTCCATGTATATACTACTATTATATTTAGGTTTTGTGTAAAAGTCAACGATATTTTACTCAAAATCAAACAACTTGTTAAAATTATTATCACTCCGTGTGCGACTAATATCCCACTCAAGAACTCCAATTAGGTTTTCCAATTTTTCATCGATGACTGTTGCTTCCATTTCAGCATCGTCAAAAGGCAAATCTTTAAACCACTGCGGTAAGCGTAGTTCATCTACTGGATATGCTACTGAAGTGTACCCCATAGCATTTTGTTTAACCTTACAAACAATAACTTTAGCACCGTCAGTGATAGTTACAGAATATTTGTCATCCATCATACGCTTTAAAGTATTCCAGTTCAAACTAGCACGAACGTGTCCGGGCATGTTAGTCTTACCTGCTTTCTTTTCCTTAGCAGCATATTCTGTGATGTTGTTGGCACGTTTGGGACTACCTTTCTCCCAACCTGGACGTGTTTTAAATTCTGTACGGAAATCGGTGATATATTCTAATACTTCTTCTTTTGAAGCACCAGTCAACACCATTTCAAGGACAGCACTTAAGAAATCTTGGATGACTACAGGAGTATCTGATCTTTTTAAGTCGAGTCCCATGGCTTTGATCTTGCCTGGTTTACCATCAATATCGAAACGTTTTCCTTCTTTGTCGTAATAGAGGACTGCGTATCGCTTCTTGGTAATGAACAGTCCTTTGCCTGCAACAATCTCGCGACCTGCTTTGATAACTTCACCTCTGGTTTTTGGACAGTGGAAGGCATCTTGCATGAATTTAACAAAAGTTCCATTTACTTCGTCACCTATGGTATCATATAATTCGGTTATGTTTTCTTTTGACCAAGGTATATTACCTTTTTCAATGTCGTTGCGTAATGTAGAGTATGCCGAAAAATAGCACGAGTCTGTATCACCATATATAACTGCTTTACCTATGTGATTATACTCACCTGTGATAATTTCATTAACTTTAGATGCCATGTGTTTGGCTACTTGACGCCCAGTAAGGGTAGTAGACTGACCAATTCTGTTATCAAAGAATCGACAACCAGGGTTAAGAATAGCACCATATAGACTGTTTAACAGAATTTTCTTGACCAACTGTCGCTTGTCCCAGTATTCTTCTTGAATTTTATTGCCTGCCTGGATACATTCTTTGTGTTTGGCCTGCATATCTTTACGTTCTGCATACCAACGTTTGAGCAATCCTGGTATAATACCTTCTGTTTCGTAGGTAAAGATAGTACCGTTAGCACTGATCATCCATGGTTGATTATTTTCAAAAATTAGATCATAGACCTGCGATGCACTTAATACGTCACTACCACCACCTTCCCAGTCAATGGTAATTTCACGCCCAACTTCTCGATCCATAACTGAGGTATATTCCAAACTACCAAAAATACCTTCCCATGCACTTGCAAATGACTTACCTTTGGCCATTTCTGCTTCAAGATGTGCCTTAGTACCTTCTGGACGTAATTGCCCAACAATGGTCTCTGGACCCATGTTTAAAGCCCGAATAGCACTAGGATAGAGACTATTAATATCAAGAGAGCCAATCCATTCATGTATACCTTTCTTTGGATATGCAACATACGCACCTGCTGCTTGGGTGTCGGTATGCTCTTCCATTTTGCGTCGATTAGGAACAATCATTCCACGTCGATGTGCTTCATTAATAATAGCCTGTTCAGTTACAGCAACAGCACCCATAGTTGTTTGGAGTAAAACTGTATTTTCGTGAGCAATTGTATTAGCAAGGTCTAAAAATTTAAGTTTTTTATCTAGATTATCGAGTAGCATTGTATCGTTTCTGTTATACTCGATGAATTTTTTAAAGTCATTGTTGTATAATTGATCTAATGTACCTTCATATTGTGTTTTAGTTTTACCTAACTCATATTCAGCAATAGCATCTAATCGATATGTATGTCTTTCTTCATATGTGTATTTTCGATATAACTCCAAACTATCCATATGAACACGGCCAATAAAATCGTAGGTTACAGAAGTCTTACCATATTTTTCATATTCACGTTTCTTAGGATATTGGTTCCACAAGCAAAAGCGTCGAGTATCTTCTTTTGACAGAACCTTAGTAACACGATTAACTGTGTAGGGAATATCAAAGCCTTCGCTGTTCCAGCCACTTAATACATCCGCATCTTCAATTAAGTTGAGAAACGTATCTAACATCTCTCCTTCTGTCTCAAACAACATAGTGTTAGGAAATTCTGCAACCTGTTTAGTTGCTTCTTCCATTGACAGAGTTTTTGGGGGAAGTGCAAGACATACTAGGGTATCTAACCATTGTAGGTGAACGGCGATAGCAGTAATTGGCATAAACGCATCGTCTGGACTAGCGTAGCCTCGTTCTGGGTCAAAGTCGACCTCAATATCGAAGAATGCTATATTTAATTTTGGAGCATCAACATTTAGATAGTTGTCTTCTAAACAACGATAGATTGGATTGATATCGCTTTCATGAAGTTTTTTATTATTATGAATAGCGAGTTCTTTTCTTAATTCTTTGATATTTTTGCAGGTTACACGAGTAAGAGGCTCGCCTTTGATACTTTGATGTTTACCTTTTGGATCTGCAAAATAGAAAATATGCCTTGGGGTATATTCTTTGTAGTGCCGTTGACCATTTTCACCACGTTCAACGATACGGATAATATCTTGCTCTCTATCATAGAAAGCATCTACGTAACTCATTTATTCTCCTTATGCGACTTCCGGCTCGCAAATACCAAAATGATCATTTGTGGCTGATCAAACCTTACTCACTAATTACTTAGCATCCTAATTAGGCCTAAAGTATCTATCGTGACAAGTAATAGATAATTGGCCAACATACCAAAAGACCCACGACTATAAGAAGCCCAGCCGTACATAACACACCCAATAATCCATATAGGATAAAGAATAATAAGAGGAGGGTTAGGAACGGTGATTGCCATAGTAATAGAACACCCAATACTAATAAACCAAGCAATAAACTCAATGAAAAACCTAAAAGGATAAGTCCTATAGTCTGTTTTAGCCCATTTATATACGTCAACGAAGACATTAGTTATTTGATCCATTACTCGCCTGTATTTTTAGTGATACCAAGAATACCTTCTAATTCTTCCCATTCTTCTTCATGTGCTTTCCAATCGCCTTTATGTGCAATCTTAATTGCCTTATTAATGATGCTAGGTTTGATTTGTAATTCTTCTGCTACTGATTTAACAGTTTCACGTAGGCCTTCTGAAAGATCTTCTAGTTCATGTAAAACAGTTGAGCCTTCTTGGATAAGTTTTTGTAATTTTGCTGCTTCTTCTGGACCATAAATTTTTGCCATACTATTCTCCTATAATCACTATTATATAGTCAACAAAAAAGCCAGTCAATTAAAATTGCTGGCTTTTTGTTATTTTGGTAATATTACTTTTGGTCTTCTGCAAGAACGTCGTACATTTCAAATACACCACCCATTCTTTCATAAACTAGACCAGCATACACTTCTTGTTTTGTTGATTCTGTAAATTTAGCAGCAGCAACACGTTGAGCCCAAGCAAACAATTCTTGATCCACTGCGTCGATCTGTTGTTGACCGCCACTTTCTTGAACAAGTTTAACCATGTCTTTAAAAGTTAATTTTGGATCTATTGACTCTTTAACTGTTTTCTTTTTACCAAAGAATTTTTCTTGTTTAGCACTCATGCCTTTCTTACCAGCTGGTTTGTCGCCGCCTTTTTCTTTAGCAGCTTTCTTCATTGGCTCTTTCTTGTCGCCGTCTTTGTCAACGTCTAAGAAATCTGGTTTAGCAGCTTCTTTCATTGGTTTCTTTTTATCGTCTTTCTTTTCTTTCTTTGCTTCTACC